AAGCCGTGTTATCAGCGATAGGCTCAAGTCGAATAGAAAACGGGATGCGGTAATAGCGAAGGAAATCCGCCGTAAATGACGCAATCTTGACAGTGTAATTGAGTTGGCCGCAAGCGAATGTTAATTGACGACCGGCGGCGCGTAGGTTGTCAAGGTACCGCGCCCGGTCAAGCGCATTAGGCCCAAGGAACAGCCCCGACCATTCAACCGGCACAGGGTCATTGCCCATGCTGTCTATCTGACGCGCCCCGCCTACCATGCGATGAATGACAAGCTTCTGAGCGCCGCCAAAGGTGATCTTCTGCGGGATTTCGGAGTCGATGAACTTGAAATCCCCGAGCGTGACGATTAAATCAGGCGTGCTGTCCATTATCGGCCTCCTGTCAGTGCGGGAGGTGCAGGCATACGGTTAGGGTCAAAGGCAGAGCCACCGGAAGGGGTAGATGACTCGTCGGTCATATAGGTTCCGATAGCCTTAGCAACCGTCTTCCCATTAAGCAAAACGGTCGTGTGGACTTCATGCGGACGCATCCGGCGGTTAATAGGCGGAACTGCACTAAAACTGCGCGATTGTCCGGCATCACCCATATCGGACAAGGCTTGTGATGCTTCATCGTTTCCGAAGAAAGACATAACCCTTGCCAGTCTGCGCCCTCCTTTTTCCTGCATTTCAGGCGTCATCTGATTGTATAGCCAGCCGCCTAGTTGATAGCCTTCAATCGCCGCGCCAATAATGGCTATTCGCTTCATCAGTATGGCGACAGCGCCAAGAGCGCCAATAGCCCCGCCAGCAACACCGGTTGCACCAGCAGTACCAGCGGCGGCAGTCAGGCCAAGCAAAGCCTCGCCCAACATCATGACGGAAGACCTTGCCATCAGGATGGTTCCTCCGACAAGAAAGACTGATGACATGGCTGCACCCAAGTACACGACACTTTTCACGGCAGTAGGATTGTCTTTGGCGAAAGCTGATAATTCTTTCATCAGTGCCGTTAATGTTTTCATGCCATCAATGACGGCTGGCAGAATAGTGACGCCCATTTCTTTCAATGCGTCTTGGTACTTGGCGTGCAATTCCATGTACTGACCGGTCACGGATTGCTTGGCAAGCGATGTAAGGCCGCCAATATCAGCCGCCTTTTCTGACAATGCCTCGCTTTTCCGAATGGTCGCCATTTGCCGGAATATGGAATTGTATACAGCGCCGCCTGTGCGCCCAAATATCAGAGCATTTTCGCGCTCAATATCCTTCTGGTCTGTAATTCCCTTGCCTTTGTACATCGGCAGGATGACTTTTTCAAAAAAGTCTACCGGCGACTGGCGCATAAGATCAGCGCCAACCAGAGCATTTTGGCCGGACTTGTATCGCTTAAATCCGCCAAGCGCATTGAGTTCGATCTTGCCAGGGTCTAGCAGGCCAAGCCGGAGCATTTCACTCGCTGCGGTATGCGAGACACCGATGCCGAGTTGCAGCCGGTTAAACGCGGTTTGCAGGCCTGTACCGGCACGCATTCCGCCCATTTCCATAATCAGCGGCTCAAGCTGATAGTACAGTGACCGGTTGGTCATCCCAAAGGCAGCCGTGCTTCCGGTTTTCATGAAGTTCAGGTATTGCGTTGGGTCTACGCGTCCGCCAGAGGTGGTCAATACCTGCTGAATCATGTTGGCCTGAGCCATGAACTCTGCCGGGTTGCTGCCGCCTTTGCGTAGCTCGATAACCCGCAGCATGTCCATCAGCTTCTTGTCATAGCCAGCCGCATTGCCTTCGCCATACAGGGCGGTATTGGCAAAGTGCATCTGAGCCAGAACAGGAGCAATCATTTTGGCGTGTTCAAGCGTAGAGCTATCGCGGAAAACAGTTTGCGCGTCGCGGAACAGACGCATGTTTTCCGTCATGGACGTGCCGTAGGTCTTCATCGCGCCAACAAACTTCAGGGCTTCCTGATTCATTACGTCGCCAAGGCCAAGCGCCTTGAATCGCTGAACCTCGTCTTGCCAGTCGCGTGCAGCGCCGATAGCCTGGCCCATGAGGCCGAAGCCAGCCATGCCTACACGCCGCATCTCGCTGCCGACATAGCCCATGTGAGCCGCACGCATCGTGCTGCCAGCGCCGCCGCCTGTTCCTCCTGATGATGTGTTGGTTGTGACGTTGTTGGTGCGGATGTTGATAGGGTTACGCGCCATATTCATCAGCGTGGCAAGATGGGCTTGCGTTGTGGCTAACTGAGTGTTGAGTTGGGCAAGTTGCTGATCTTGAACCCGCAGCATCATCGGCTTATTAAGCGAGGCTTGCAGTCGCGTGACAAGGCTTTGCGTGGCAATGAACTTCCTGCCAATCGCATCAAGCGTCGCACTGACCTTATCGTGAAGGACTAGCGTGCTGCCTACGGTATATGCCTCTTGCATTTACTTGCCCTCAAGGTGAAGCATAACGCCTTGCTCTTTGACGTACCGCTCATCCGGGTATGTTATCTGACGCACCATTGCCAAGCCTAGCACTTTCATCGTATCGGCTTTGGTCTGGAACATGGCAGGGCCAAGGAAAGGACGGGGAGGCAATCTGTCGGCCTCTACGCCTAGCTCCTGATCGACAGCATAAGGCAGCGGTGAGCCGACAACCAATTTAGGATACTGCGCCACATAGCTGATGCTATCGCGTAAATGACCGGAACGGAGAAGCGGGTCATTAGGCGTGAATCCGGCCTCTATCCGTTCGTTAATCGTATATTCAGTGAGTGCGGCCCATCCGGCAAACGGGCCGATTGCAGGTTGATACTTGCCTAGCTTTGACTTCGCAACGTAGGTGACAATCTTGCCGATCTGGTCAAGCGCCGGAGCATAGCACTCCTTTGACCGAGCAGCGTTCTTGATGAGATGCCGCCCGAAAGACGCCATAGAATCGAAGTTTTGCATGTTCTCTCCTTGGCGGTTACTTGGGCGGGTCTTCCCATTTCATCAGGTCGTCGTTGAACTTGCTGCCCTCAAACTCCCCGAGGATGATGCTGATTGCCGTCCTTTGCAGCGCATCCGGGTAAAACTCCCGTCCCGGTTTGCGCCCGAATGCCCGGTCAAAAGGAACCCCGTTTTTAAGAAGCCAGACGGCTTCCCGAAAGCGCGGGTTCCTTATGAGTTTTTTAGGTCGGCCTGCTGCGACTTCTGCGTGCCTGCCATTAACTCGGCAACGCGATTCAGATGCTCAAAGTAGGCAGTGACACCGTGACGCCCGACCTTTTGCAAGTGGAAGCGGATCTCCTTTTCAGTTCGCGGCAAGTCCAGTTCCGTGCCATCAATCTCCACAATTTGCAGAGACGGCAACAGGAAGCAGGTCAGCCAATCGCGGTTGGTATCGTTTGGCAACAGGCGCATGATGTCGGACTCATCCAGAAAATCCAACTCCCGAATAGTCAGCTTGCGCCCCTTGCTGTCCGTGATAACGCCTTCAATCGACAGCGGAGCGTCATCCTTGACGGCTTCCGGCTTGGTGACAGAGACTTTAGCCATTACTTCACCTCAATCTTGCGCGAAGCCGTCCAGTCGATACGTTGCTTGACCGAGTTTTGCCCGGTCTTCGTGCCGGAGTCGGCATATTTCAACTCCACGCCTTCATAGCGGAACTTCTGAACAGAACCGTCAGGGTTGACCACAGTTTCATTGATAAACCCGGGAGCAGTAGTCCCGCCTGCGTAGTAATTGGCTTCCTTCGCGGCAAAGTAGCTGTCTAATGCGCCGGAGTTGCGCTCGACCGAGAAGGAACCGCCGTGACCGTCAGGAAATTGCAGGTAGGAAATCGTTCCGTCAATCTTGACGATCTTCTGTTCCACATACTGCGGATTTCCGGTGAACTCCGTCAGCTGAGGCAGTCGGAGAATGCCGGTCGGGGTGTTCACCTTGTAGGAATAATCGCTACCTACGGAAAAGCCATTAAGCGACATGATGCGTTCTCCTTAGAACCCGGCTTGGGAAATCGGTTGAGCGCCTTGCGGGATGACCACCGCAGAACCGCCCTCGATGTTGATGATGAACGTATAGACGACAGCGAAGTATTTCACGCGGACATACGCTTGCTGATAGCCAAGCGCCACTTGGTCAGCAGGGTTGTTGCTGTTGTCGAGCACGATCTGGAACGGTGTCCCGCCGTTACTGTCCCCGACAATCCCGTCACGGTTCAAACGGGTCAGGAAGTTGTCCAGCGCGGAGAAGGCTTCTTCCCGCTCATCCACCGTTTGCAACCGGCCAACGAACACGCCCATGCTTGCGTTGATGCTGTAGGCGAGGAAGTTGGTCAGTGTCGGGTAGTTGTCGCCACGGGTAAGCGGGTTGGGGCTGGCGTCATAGCCGATACGGGCGGAGAAGTACGCGCCACCCACTGACGGGTTGGTGATGACATCAATCCCGGCATTGGTCAGCAACTGCAATTCCGGGTCGCTGTAGACGGTGTTGGCATAGGTGGACTGTGAGCCGATGACGCCATTGATCGGCTTGTTAAGGCTGGAGTTTTGCGGCCCATAAGCCACTTTGACGCCTGCCCAGAAAC